TCAGTCCATGTGGTGTTACATGTCTTTTTGCACTCTCTGAAAGTCATGTTTCTTGTCATACTTGGCCTGAATTTGGTCGAATGAACGCAGATTTCTTCACTTGCGGCGAAAAAGACCCAAGAATTAGTGCTAAATACATCATTAACGCTTTAGAATCGGAAAAATATAGAATTAGAGTCGTAAAAAGATAAAAAAAGCGGTATAAATAAAAACAGGAAACTTTTTGTGTAAGTAGTGGCTTCTAGGGCATTCAAAGATATCAATTTATCCTTCAAACGTCATCCTGTGACGAATGATGTGGTGACAATTCGTGATGAAGACGCTATAAAAAGGTCTGTAAGGAACATAATTTTTACAATTCTTGGTGAAAAACCTTTTGAACCTGATTTTGGTTCAACAATTAACGAATCTTTGTTTGATTTAAGTACATCATTGAATGAAATTAGAATTGCAGACGATATCACCGCTTCTCTAAAGAGGTATGAACCAAGAATTAGTGATATTAACGTAACTGTTTCACTTTATCCAGATTCAAATGAAATGAATGCTACAGTTCAGTATGAAATCGTTGGTTTACCCACACCACCACAAGAAGTGGAAGTTCTTCTTTTTCCAGCTAGACTATAATGGCTTTCGGACAATACACTAATCTAGATTTTGATCAAATTAAAACGTCTATCAAAGATTATTTGAGGGCGAATACGAATTTTACTGATTATGATTTTGAAGGGTCAAACCTTTCGATAATTATTGACGCATTAGCATATAATACATACACGACTGCATATAATACAAACATGGCAGCGAATGAGTGTTTTCTTGACTCTGCAACACTTCGAGAAAACGTTGTTTCACTTGCCAGAAATATTGGTTATGTTCCTAGATCTCGTAGATCCGCAAGAGCAAGAATATCTTTTATTGTAAGTGGTCTTTTAGAGACTTCAACTCTTACATTAAACTCTGGCATTGTCTGTAATGGTTCTGGAGATAACACTAACTACATATTTTGCATTCCAGAGGACATTACAGTTCCTGTAACAAATGGATTTGCTGAATTTAACAATATTGAGATATACGAAGGTAGTTTTATAACACAAAACTTTACTGTTAACACTGCTTTATTCAATCAGAAGTATATTCTTGACAATTCATTTATTGATACGTCAACAATTAAGGTAAAAGTAAAACCAAGTTCAACATCAACATCCACAGTTACATATAAACAAATTGATAACATTGTAGGAGTTACTTCAACATCAAATTCTTACTTATTACAGGAAATCGAAGATGAAAGATATGAATTGATATTTGGTGATAATGTAATTGGTAAAAAATTATCAACTGGTAACGTTATTAATGTATCTTACGTTGTAACTGAAGGAAGAGATGGAAATGGTGCTTCTGAGTTTAGTTTTGTAGGAAATATTACAAATCAAGATGGAGCGGATATTGATCCATCGCTTATAGGTCTTGTAACCACTGAAGAAAAGTCAAGAGATGGTGATGATATTGAATCAATATCTTCAATTAAGTATTTTGCACCTCGAATCTACTCTTCTCAGTATCGTGCGGTCACTTCATCTGATTATGAATCAGTTTTAAGTTACATTTATCCAAATGTTGAGTCTGTAACTGCTTTTGGTGGTGAAGAGATGAGTCCACCTCGTTTTGGAAAGGTTTTTATCTCGGTTAAACCTCGAAATGGTGATTTTTTATCAGATGAGACAAAAAGGGAGTTAATACAAAGATTAAAAAGTTATGCAGTCGCTGGAATTGTTCCAGAATTTATTGATTTGAAATATTTGTATGTTGAATTAGAAACAAATCCATACTATAACACAAGTTTGAATGATGATCCAGAAAATCTTAAAACTGGCGTGTCAAATGCTCTGACTCAATATTCTCGTTCAATTGATGTTAACAAATTTGGGGGTAGATTCAAATATAGTAAGGCTGTGTCACTCATTGATAGTGTTGACTCTTCAATTGTGTCAAATATTACTCTTGTTAAGATTCGTCGTAATTTGAAAGCAGTTTTAGGTCAATTTGCTCAATATGAGGTTTGTTATGGTAATCGATTCCACACTCAAGAGAGTGCGTATAACGTTGTCTCAACTGGATTTACGATTGAGGGTGCTACAGGCACTGTTTACCTTGCTGATGAGGTAATTAATCGTGAAAAAGGTCGAATATTCTTCTTTACATATACAGAAGGTGGAACTCCAAATATTGTTAAGAAAAATGCTGGAACTGTTGATTATATGACTGGTGAAGTTCTTATAGATACTGTAAATATACTTTCAACAGTGATTGCAAATGATGTAATTGAAATTCAAGCAATTCCACACTCAAATGACATTGTTGGTCTTCGTGATTTATATGTTAAGTTTGACATGACAAATACCACGATTAATATGATTCAAGATTTAATTGCATCAGGTGAAAATACATCTGGATCAAGGTTTGTTCATACTCATAGTTATTATATGCCAACATTTACAAGAAAATCAAATTCTCCAGTTTCAACAGTTGCTGCGATTCTCCCATCAACCGCTTCCTCAACTGCAACCAGAACAACCACTGGTGGAACTTACGGAACATCAGGAACTTCAACCACAACATCAAGTACAACTCCTACTACAACCACAACATCTGGTGGCGGTGGTGGATCTAGCTCTGGCGGCGGATATTAATGATAGACACATCAATACAAAGAGTCGAAATCAATCAGGTAATTGAAAATCAGTTACCTGAGTTTGTTCAGTCTGAAAGTCCACTTTTTGTGGATTTCATGAAACAATACTATATTTCTCAAGAATATCAGGGTGGTTCAATAAACATTGCTGAGAATCTAGACAGATATACCAAATTACAAACATATGTTGGTGCTGCACTGACAGAATATACTGGATTATCTACAGATACTGAATCATATTCTTCTACAATATTTGTAGACTCTACAAAAGGATATCCAAGTAAGTATGGACTCTTAAAAATTGATGATGAAATTATTACATACACTGGACTTGGCACGACTTCATTTACTGGTTGTGTTCGTGGATTTAGTGGTGTCGATAATTTAGATCAACCTACAAGACCCGATTTATTGTCCTTTAATACAACTGTAGGTGCATCTCACACTGGCGGTAGTAAAGTTCATAATTTATCAAATCTTTTTATTCGTGAATTTTTCAGTAAGTTAAAAACAACCTATGCAAGTGGTTTTGAGAACCGTAAATTAAGCAGTGATATTGATCAAGTTAAATTTATTCGACAAATAAAAGATTTTTATCGCACAAAGGGAACTGAGGAGTCATATAAAATATTATTCAGAGCTTTATATGGAAAGGAAGTTAATATTATCAAACCATCTGATTTTTTAATCAAACCATCGGATGCTGATTATGGTTTTGCACAAGATTTTGTTGTTAAACCTATCACTGGAGATCCTCGTAACTTAAAGGGATCCACACTCTTTCAAGATGCAGATAAGGATGATAAAAATATTCGAGGTGCTTCTGGTGCGATATCAGACGTAAAAGACTTTTTATATGACGGAGAACACTATTATCAAATTAGTGTATCTCAAGATTCAATTGATGGCAACTTCATAGTTCCAGGCAGAACTCGTGTCACAGATCCTGTATCAATTGGTGCAACCACCATCACAGTTGATACTACAGTTGGATTTCCCACAAGTGGTTCTATCTCTTTGCCAACAGCGAGTGTTGCTGGTATTGTAACTTATACTAGTAAAACTGCAAATCAATTTGTTGGATTACCAACAGCTGTTGATACTTTAAGTATTGGTGATGATGTCAGATATAATAATGTTGCGTATGGATACTCTTTTGCAAGTAATACAAATAAGATAGAAGTTTTAATTACAGGTGTTTTAAAAGATTTTCCAATTCCTGAGACTACGTTCTACTTTAATAAGGGAGATAAGATTAAAGTTGGATCATTTGGTGTTAACAAAAGTTCTGAGGATGCTAACTTTGGATCATATGTTTACAACACCTGTGTAAAATTCACTCCAAAAACAATTACAAGACAGTCAAGTAGTAGTTTTAATATTACAACATTATCTGATCATGGATTTTTGGAAGAAGATGCAATTGAGGTTTTAGATGGTCAGAATATTTTATTAGGAGTTGGTCGTGTTCTAAGTGTTATTAGTAGTTCAACATTCATTTTAGGTGATTTACCTGGCATCGGTGAATTTAATATTGCATCTATAAGAAGAAGATTAAAGAAAGGAAATAGTTCTCTTCACACTAATATTAACAAATATACAACTGATGTTCAGAATACATATGATCATGAAAGTGACAATGCTTTGGCATTACCACCACACCCTCATGCCTACGTTGCCTCACCATCTTTACCAAGTTTAGGTAATGAACCTATAGTCGCTCCAGATCGTTCTGTAACGTGGACTGGCGCCACTGGCGGCGACGTTATACAGTTGATACAGGTAACAGAGGGTGCTGCTGATCATGGATTTTACTCTGGAGAAGTTGTCACATATAATGTCATCAGTGGTTTCTTAGGTCAGCTGATTGATGGTAAAAATTATTATGTAAGTCGTGTAAGTTCAAACAATATTCGTCTTGCAAACTCTCTACCAGATCTTGTAAATGGTGATTTTGTAGATGCAACAGGAAATGGAACATTTAAAATCTCAGTTCCTGATTTAGCTAACAAAAAACTAGATCACCAGAAATTATTGAAGAGATTCCCATTGAATCCAGTATTTGACGGGGCAAGGCGTGAGACAACGCCAGGCACCACTGGCATGTTGGTAAATGGTACGGAGATATCAAACTATAAGTCAGGTGATGT